CTGACACTGGTGTGACAGCCACCGTAAGACTCGGAAATTACGCACAAATTTCACAAAAAGGCGTAATTATCAGTAAAACTTTGGATGCCGTTGAAAAAGCGGGTCGCGATCGTGAAGTTGCGTATCAGAAGGTTTTGAAGGGTCTAGAGCTTCGCCGCGACATCGAACACATGATCGGTAACACCGACGTGGCTCGTGCTTCATCCGGCCCACGCAAATCAGCATCGCTGACTAGCTGGATCACAAACGGTTCTGTTGGTGCGAGTGCCGGTGCATTTGCTACCGGCGACGGCACTGACACTGTGACCGGTGGAACGGATCGTGCTTTGACTTTAGCACTGATTGACGATGCGACTCAGGACGCATGGGCCGACGGAGGCTCGCCAGAGCTGCTAGTCTGTTCAGCGACCAATCGTGCGAACATCAGTGATCTTAGCCAAGCAGGCACAAACTTGGTCACAAACCAAGTGAACGCCACAGCAAATGCTGCGCCATCCTTCATTGGCAGTGTGAGTGTGTATCTCAATGACTTCGGTCAGTTGAATATCACACCATCACGTTTCATGGGCAATGACCGCCTGTTTGTGATCGATCCAGACTATGTCGAGGTCGGTACACTTGCAGGGCGCAACTTCTCTGAAAATGCCATCGGGTCGACAGGTGATGCTGAGAAAATTCAGCTAATCTGCGAGTGGACTTTGTGCGTCAAAGCACCAAAAGCACATGGAATGATCATGGACTTAAACGGCTCATAATCAGGCCATATAACAAACCTGACAGGGGGGCGAAAGCCCCCCTTTCTTATGAGGTAAAAATGAGCAAAAGATTATTAAGAAGTGACAGTCAACGCCGCAGTCAGACATGGCTGCATGAGAATGAAGGTGGTGGCTGGACAATTGAGCAAAAGCAGCACGTCGGTCATGTTCTTGAGCATAACAAGCGTCTGCGGGATAGCTGGCAAAAAGGTCAGTTGACCGGCAACACGCAGAAGCACTGGCAGCAAGTCGCCGAGATACCAGCCAATGTTTTCATGGAACTGAAAGAAAAGTTTGGTGATTACAAGGACAATCCGACGGAGTGGCGCAAGTGGCTTAATGATTACGATAACCGGTTTTTTAGAACCAGTGGCGGGAATGTCTAATGGCAATAGCGACATATTCAGATTTGCAGACAGCAATCGCAAACTTTCTTGCGAGGACTGATTTAACAGCGCAAATCCCTGACTTTATTAAGCTGGCAGAGTCCAGAATGTCGAGGGAGTTGGAAACGCGGTCTCAGGAAAAGCGTGTGCAGGCTACTCTGACATCTGGCGATGAATATGTTGCATTGCCTACTGATCTACGAGAAACCCGCGAGGTCAAGCTGAACACATCACCTCTGACAGTTTTGCAGTACAAAAGCCCATCACAATTAGACTCTGATTTCAGCACATCAGGGCAGGGAAAGCCTCTTGCTTTTTCGATTGTTGGCGATGAGTTAAAGCTCCGGCCTGTTCCTGACACTAGCTACACGGCTGAGATTATTTATATCGGTGATATAACAGAGCTATCATCAACTAATGCCACAAATAACATTCTCTCAAGACATCCAGACGCTTACCTATCCGGCAGTTTAGTCGAGGCATACACCTATCTGATGGATGAGCAGAGGGCGCAAATTTACGACCAGAAGTTTAACCGGTGCATTGAAGAAATCCGAAAAGATGAGCAGCGAGCGCATTACGGAACTGGCACTCTGCAAATTCAATCAATTTATCAGCGACAAAATTCAGGAGCCTAAACCATGTCAGCGATGAGCGATTATCTTGAGCTAAAATTTTTAGATCATTTCACAGGCCGAGCCTCAACATCCGCGCCTAGTGCTGTCTATCTTGGCCTTTCAACAGCATCGATGAATGACGATGACTCTGGCACAGAACTAACTGGAAATAACTATAGCCGAAAAGCTGTTACTTTTGCCGCAGCGGCGAGTGGTGCAATTTCCAGCAATGCGGCGGTCGAATTTGATGCCGCAAGTGGATCATGGGGAACAGTAAGTCATTGGGCGATATACGATGCCTCATCTAGTGGAAATCAACTTTTTCACGGTGCTTTTACTGCGGGAAAAGCAATCGGCTCCGGTGATATTTTAAAGGTTGCAAGCGGTAGCGTAACGATTACAGCCGCCTAAAAATCATGGCATTAGGAATCCCAAACATTGACCAGCTAACCGCGTCACTTGATGCGGGTTATCCAAGTGCGTCATGGTCGCTCGATAGCGCAAGTGACATGGACAAGGTTGAATGGTCTAGTCCAAACCTTGAGCAGCTTGATAATTGGGGAACGCTTGAGGAGCTTGATGCTCTTGGTAATTTAGACAACCTTTCGTCACTGGCTGTTTTGCAGGCAGTAGCAACGGCAGCAACTTCGGCAACGGCAACGGCTGAATTAGTCTTTGCCATCGAAGTTGAGTTCACTGTTTCGTGTTCTGCTACTGCAACAGCCACAGCAACAAGAATTGTGCCGATGGTTGCCGCCGCCGCTTCTATTGGAACGGTTACAGCCACCGCCACAGCGACTAAAATTGGTGTCGCAAATGCAACGGTTAGCGCAACGGCAACCGCGTCTGCAATACCGGTTCGCCAGTTAGTTGCTACTGCAACAGTGTCGGCAACAGGCACAGCAACAGGAAACATTATTATCCTAGCTGTTGCTTCGGCAAGCACTTCTGTTTCGGCAACCGCAGCACCGACAGGCACGTTTGCGATGACCGCGACAGGTTCAACATCTGTCAGCGCGACCGTAGCGGGTAAAATTCTAGGTGAGGATTGGTCAGTTATACCATCTGGAACTGAGACTTGGACGCTTCAAACTGTAGGCTCAGAAATATGGACAACACAAAATAAAGGCAGCGAGGTCTGGTTGGGTCAATGATTAAATTTGGTGAATGGCTACCTGATCAGCCGGATATGGAAAACGGCGGGGTGACGGTCGCAACGAATGTCGTGCCTGCGCTTGGCGGTTATCGCAGTTTTCCAAGCGGCGTTGTTTTCTCAAACGCAGCGACTAGTCGGATCAGAGGTATGGTTGCTGTAAAAGACGCAAGCTCATCTGTTTCCCTTTTTGCTGGCGATGATGGAAAGCTCTACAAGTTTAATCAAGGCACAAGCAATCTTGACGATGTAAGCAAGGCCGGTTCACCAGCCTATGACTTAACTGCCGATGAGCGTTGGAGATTTGTGCAGTTTGGCACGAATGTCATAGCGACAGGCGGTATTGGCGAGGAAATCCAGAAGTTCAATGTCGGAACAGACTCAGCGTTTAGTAACTTGACAGGCACACCGCCAAAAGCAGATTTCATCGCAGTGGTGCGAGATCAGGTCTGGACAGCAAATATCGATGAGGGATCAGGCAGGGTTAATAACAAAGTCAGATGGTCAGGCATAAATGATGAGACAAGCTGGACAATAGGAACTAATCAGGCAGACAGCCAGATCATACCGGATGCTGGTGCTATCACCGGACTATGTGGCGGTGAAAGAGCCATAATTCTGATGGAGCGTGCCATTGCCACTGCCAGCTATGTTGGATCGCCTTTGATCTATCAGATTGATCGTGTTGAGACGCAGCGTGGCTGTGCTTTTCCAAACAGCGTCAGCCAAGTCGGCGGCGATGTTTTTTATTTAGCAAGAGATGGTTTTTATAAATTTTCAGGGAATCAAAGCGTACCAATCGGAGCAGAGAAAATTGACCATTTCTTCTTTAAGGATTTTAATGAAGCCCAAATTGAAAAGATGTCGACTGCGGTTGATCCTGAAAATCAACTTGTGGCGTGGTCATATGTCAGTAACGATGCTGTCGATGCAACGCCGGATAAAATCCTTATTTTCAACTATGCGATAAATCGTTGGTCACTTGTTGAGACAGCTTGCGAGCTTATTGCTCCGTTATTTACGCCTGCATACACCCTTGAAGATTTAGACAATCTTTCATCCTCAATCGAAACTTTGCCAGCACCAATGGACAGCACACTTTATAAAGGCGGTCAGTATTTTTTCGGCGGTAGCCAAGCGTCAAAACTATTCGGTTTTACTGGCAGCGTTCTCGCTGGAACAATTGAGACATCAGAGTTTGCGGTTCAGGCAAACAGACACAGTGTCGTCACAAGGTCAGTGCCTTATTTTACCGGCGGTACAGTAACCATTCAGATCGGCGTGAGAGACAGACAGGACGACACTGAGGTTTTTGATACGGCCTCAAGTCTGACTGATGAGGGTTTTTGTCAGCATCGTGTTCAAGGCCGTTTCCATCGCGCTCGCATGAATATCGAAGGGAACTGGAGTTACGCACAAGGCGTTGAGCTAGAGGGTCGGACTCTTGGCAGAAGGTAACTTTCTCAGGCTTCCATATGAGGCTGATAACCCGCGCCAAATATCACAAGTCGTCAACAATATTCTGGACGGAAAACTAAATAGCACTGGCTCATTTACTTGCACAGCAAGCGCGGCAACAACCGCCGTTGTGGATTTCAGGGCTGGCAAAGACAGCATAATCCTGTTGATGCCAACAACAGCAAACGCTGCGGCAGAGGTTGGAGCAGGGACGGTTCATGTCAGCACAAGAGCAAAGCAAAGTTTTACCGTTTCCCATGCAAATAACACGCAGGCCGATAGAACCTTCGGATACATCATTATCGGCTAAATGGGATAGATGTGCGCCATTTATTGAGGCTGCATTGACTCATGCTAACGGCACACATTCGCTCGCTGATGTTTTGCGGCTGGTCGCAGAAGGTGAGGCGCAGTTCTGGCCTTTTGAAGATGCGGCGATTGTCACGGAAATAGTGAAATATCCGCAGCGCACGATTTTGAGATTTTGGCTTGCTGGCGGCAAATTGGAAACTCTGCTTGAGGCAGAGCCAGAGGTCATTGAGTGGTCAAAGCAGTGGGGCTGCGATGGCGTGGAGATTATCGAC